GGGTTAGCCGCTGGGAAAGCTGCCGCGCATGTGGATGATGAAGAATCAAAAATTTATATGCCGCACACACATGGCGGAGATCCTGACACCTGAACGCAGAGACAGCCATATTTCGGATTAAGGGAGGTATACACACGTGGGGAAAAACAAACGCTTGCCGAATGACATCGTATTGGCTGCCCTGCAGCTGGTGCGCGGCCAGGCCAGGCGCAAGGCCGAGTATAAGCGCCAGGTGGATGAGATCATCCTGCGCAGCGGCACAAATTTTGTGGATACCACAACCAGCTGCGGCACGCCCGTGCGTGTGTACCTGCCGCACGCCGGCGGGAATTCCAACGACATCACCGCCGACAAGGCCGAGGCGATCCAGCAGCTTGAGACACAGCGGGATGTGCAGATCATGCGGGCCATTGATGCCGCCGCGGATGAGATTGGGGCGGACATCCAGAGCGCCACGGTACGGGCCGCGCTGCAAAAGGCTATTGCACTCAACTGCAAGGCCTGCCGCACCTGGACATACGAGCGCTTGGAAGTGCCGGGAATTAGCCGGATAGAATTCTATCGCCGCCGCCGCAAATATTTGGAAAATGTTGCGCAACGCGTAGGAATTGGCTAAAAGTTGATACTGTGCAAGATTTTTTAGTGCTAGAATTGATATCATAGAATATTGAGAGGACAGCCCACCGGCTGCCCTCTTTTGTTTTGGAGTGTAACCCATGGCAGATAAAAACAACAAAACAACCAACCCCTGCGCCCGCTGTATCTGGAGCATGTGCGGCAACGAACGGGTGATCTGTTCCCTGCCGCGCTGTGTCAACCCGTGGCAGTGCGAGCGGCCCAAACATAAAATCGGCCCCGGCGGATGTTGGACTTACCAGCGGCCGCTGAGAAAGGCCCCCCTATGACTAACCCCCGGTATGCCAATGGAGCGCTGCGCAGGAAACACCGGGCGCGGCTGAAAGCCATGGGCGCGCCGTGCGGAATCTGCGGCGGGCGCCTTGGCCCGATCCATTACGACGAACCATCTGATGCCGCGCACCCGCTCAGCTTTGTGGTAGATGAGATACGCCCCGTTGCGCGCTGGCGCGAGTTCGGTTATCCGTCCCCGCGGGCTGCAGCTGAAGATTGGGACAACTTACAGGCTGCGCATTACTGGTGCAACGCGCAGAAAGGCTGCAAGCTTTCGCCCGCAAAACCCAATTCTGCGCAGCGCACCCGCGCACAAAAGCCCCCTGCAGACGGCAGCTGGTAAGGGGTGGGGAGGGACCCCCGCCCCGGCCGGCGGGCGACCCCAAGCCGTCCAGCGCCGATTTACCCCCGCAAAAAATAATTTGATGGGGGTGGTATCAAAACAGGAAGGAGAAGCAAAAAGTGGCAGCAGATACTTCTAATCGCGCGCGCGGAGATCGCGAAAAGGTCTGCCGCAGAGCGCAGAAAACTGGCTAAATTTTTGGCCAAAAACGGATTGAATGACGAAAAGATCCAGTCGCTTGACCCGGTGATTTTGAATGTTTCGTGGATGAAATCCAAGCTGGACGATGCCAGGGAAGCCATCGGTGAGGAAGGCATCACGGTGGAATATGACAACGGCGGTGGGCAGTCGGGCGTGAGAGAGAACCCGGCCTTCCGGGCTTATGAGGCATTGTGGAAAACGTACCTGTCTGGATTGGATATGCTGATTAAGCTCCTACCTGTGGAGGTGCCGCAAGAGCAAATATCCGACATTAAGCCGACAAGCGTACTCACTCTGGTGCAGAATCGGAGAAAACAGGACGCATGACCGGCGCACAGATTCCAAGATACCGCATCGAGCCGGAGCGCGTTACGACAGACGGTGCGGACGCCGCAGCGCTGATGGCCGCCTACGGCAATGCGCTGGATGAATGGCAGCAGCTGGTGCTGGACTGCTGGCTGGGTCGGGATGCATCCGGGCGGTACACCGTGACCTCCGCAGGGCTGGCCGTGCCCCGGCAGAACGGGAAAAACGTGTGTCTGGAGGGCCGGGAGTTTTTTGGAATGGTCATCAACGGTGAGAAGATCCTGCACACCGCCCATCAGGTGCGCACGGCAAAAAAGAGCTTTAACCGGCTGGCCCGGATGTTTACCGACAAGCGGCACCCAGAGGTGCTGGAACTGGTGAAAAACATCCGCTACACCAACGGCGAGGAGTGCATCGAGCTTCTGAACGGCGGGAGCATTGAGTTCTCGGCCCGATCCCGGCAGGCGGCCCGCGGCTTTGACGGCATCTCGCTGGTGGTCTATGACGAGGCACAGGAACTGACGGACGACCAGGTGGAGGCAATCATGGCCACGCTGGCCGCATCGGCCACCGGCACCCGACAGCTGATCTATACCGGCACGCCGCCCTATCCGGGCTGTCCTGGCGACGTATTCCGCCGCCGCCGGACAGCCTGTCTTGGCGCACCGGGCGCGCACGATGCCTGGCACGAATGGTCAGTGGAGGGAGAGCAGGTGGACAAGATCGACCTAGAAGATCACGCGGTCTGGTATCAGACTAACCCGGCCATGGGCATTCGGCTCAGCGAGGAGTTTGCGGCGGAGGAGTGCCGGAGCATGAGTGCCGACGGCTTTGCCAGAGAACGCCTGGGCTGGTGGAGCCCCGTTCTGACGGAGCAGAGCGACAAGGCGCTGGATGCCCGGGCCTGGGCGGCCTGCGCCAGCGAGGCGGAAAAGCCGGAGGGCAAGACCGCTTACGGCGTCAAGTTTGCCGCGGATGGTTCCGCTGTCTGCCTGTGCGGCGCGGTGATCCCGAAAGATGGCCCGGCCCGCGTCTCGCTGATCGAACAGCAGCCCACCGGCCGCGGCCTGGCCTGGCTGGTGGACTGGCTGAACGAACGCTATGACCGCGCAAGCTGTGTGGTGATTGATGGCCGCAACGGGGTGGACGTGCTGGTGGAGCGCATCCGCCCCACCTGGAAAGCCAAAAGCGCCGTGCTCCGCCCCTCTGCCAGGGACGTAATCGCATCGGTGGGGCTGATTACCACCGCAATCAACGAACACTCCCTGACCTGGTACAAACCGCAGCAGGCCCTGAACGAGAGCGCCATTACCAGCACCAAGCGCCCCATCAGCGGCGGGTATGGCTTTGGCGGCGACAACAGCCTACCGCTGGAAGCCTGCGCCCTGGCACTGTGGGGCGCGAAAACCTGCAAGCGCGACCCGACACGCAAGATGAGGATTGGATAAAGGAGAACCATGACGACTACCCTGAATTTTGGTATTGTGGCCGGGCTGACCGCCGCGGAACAGCAGCAACTCAGCGACCTGGCCGAGGCGTACACCTATCACCAGAGCCACAACGCCACCAAAGACAAATATTATGAGGGTCATGTGACCCTGAGGGATGTCAACCTTGGCATTGCCCTGCCCACGGGGCTGCGCGGGCTGGAGGTCGGCTGCAGCTGGGGTCAGAAAGCGGTGGATGTGCTTGCCGCCCGCAGTATGTTTGACGGCTTTGTGGGCACCGGCGGCAGTCTGGACAGCCTTGCCCGGCTGGTGGCGGATAACCGCCTTGTGGCCGAATACGCCAAAGCCTGCCGTGATGAGCTGAAATACGGCTGCGTGTTTGCCACGCTTTCGGCTGACGATGCGATCGGCTGTCGCATCCGCTTTCACTCCCCTGCTGCGGCCGCTGCCCTGTGGAGCGGCGAGAAAGGCCGGATCGACTGCGGCCTTGCCATCATCGACACCATGAAGGACGAAAAGGACGAAGGAAAATGGACCCCGTCCATCGTCAACTTCTATACCGACACCGCCCTGATCGTACTGACCCGCGAAGGGACCGTCTGGACAGCAAAACGGCATCCCAATAAGATGGGTCGTCCGCTGATGGAGCCGCTGATCTGGAACGCCACCAGCAATAAGCCCTTTGGCCGCAGCCGCCTGAAGCGTGCCATCCGTTCCCTTATCGACGACTATGTGCGTACCGTGGCTAACGCCACCATTGCGCTGGAGTTTGACACCACGCCGCAGAAATACATCCTTGGCGTGACGGATGAGCAGTACGATACCATCGTATCGGACAAGTTCCGGCAGTATGTCGGGGCGCTCATCGCTGCCACATCCAACCCGGAGACCGGCGAAAACCCGGTCTTTGGCCAGCTGGCACAGGGCAGCCTTTCGCCGCACGTTGAAAAGATGCGGATGACGGCCACCCAGTTTGCCGCTGCCACCGGCCTGACCGTGACCGATGTGGGCGTGATCAATGATGCCAATCCCACCAGCAGCGATGCCATCCTTGCCCAGAGCCAGACGCTGGTGCTGATGGCGCAGCAGCTGAACACCGGCAACGGCGATGCACTACGCACCATTGCCCGGATGGCTCAGGCCATTGCCCGCAAAGTAACGCTGGATGAGCTGACCGAGGAAGAGCGGGACGTGATGGCCCACTTTCGGAACCCCGCCATGCCCAGTGTGGCCGTGACCGCGGATGCCGCCATCAAGATTGCTTCCGCCCGGCAGGAGTTTGCCGCCACCGACACGTTTTTGGAGATGATCGGCTTTGACCAGGCCGATATCCGCCGCATTAAGGCGCAGGAACAGCGGGTGCGCGGACAGCAGGTGCTGATGGAGATGGAAGATGCAGATAACAGCCAACGCCTGGAATGAGTACATCACCCGATTGTCCCGCCTGAACCGGAAAGCCGGGCAGCTGATGCGGCAGTACATAGACACCCACGGCACCGGGGATGCCGATGCGCTGATTACTTACGCCGCCGCGCTGGTGACAAAGTACGGCGAGGGCAGCGCGGAGCTGGCCTGCCAGATGTATGACGCCCTGGCCGAAGCGGCCAACGCCGGGGTGCCCGCAGCGGAGCCTGCCGAACCGGCAGATTACGGCGAGGTGGCCCGCATGGTGAACGCCACCAAGAACCAAAACCCGGCCAACCTGCCCAACGGTGTCAGCCGCCTGGTCAAACGTGCCGGGGCCGATACCACCCTGAAAAACGCTGTCCGGGACGGGGCCGAGTGGGCCTGGGTGCCGCACGGGGACACCTGCCCGTTCTGCATCACACTGGCAAGCAACGGCTGGCAGAAAGCCAGCAGCAAGGTGCTGAAAGGCGGCCACGCCGACCACATCCACGCCAACTGTGATTGTGAGTTTGCCATCCGGTTTGACCACAATACCACTGTGGCGGGATATGACCCGGAAAAATACCTTGCGCAGTACAATGCGGCAGGCGGCGACATCAACAAAATGCGGCGGGTGAACTACGCCGCCAACAAGGAACGCATCAACGCACAGAAAAGGGCGGCGTATGCGGCCCGGCGGTTGCGGGAACAGGCGAACCGTGGTATACTTGATGACATAATGGGTGGTTACCTGCTCGTTACCGAGCAATCCATCGAGGCTGTGCAGCCATTCACTTGCCGCGTGCTGGATGAGGCAGGACAGCAGGCGTTGGCCCGGGCGCATCGGGAGCTTTTGCAGGCAGCCGCCGCCCACCCGGTGGGAACCGAAGTGGCTTGCTGCTATGGGTTGGATATGCAGCCCCTGAGTAAGATCATCATCAGCGGGCAGCAAGGGCGGGTGCGCATCCCGGACCAGGACGTGCCCTACATAGCGGCGCACACCCACCCTAGCGGTTTGACATTCTCGCCGTCCGATATCCGCCGGTTTGCCCTACGGGAGAATATGCGGATGCTGACGGCAGTGGGCAATGACGGGACCGTGTATGCAATCGAGAAAACGGCACAGTTTGACCGGAGCGGTCTGCTTGCCCTGTTCCGCGATTCTGAGATCCGCCTGGCCGCAGCGAAAGACCCGAAAGAACTCCAGGAAATCATGCAGCAACTTTTGAAGGAGGCAAAACAGTATGGCGCGAACTTTTACGCCGGAAGAGATCGCTGAGATGAAAGCCTTCTTGCGGGCGCACCCTCCCGACCCGGCTTACGATGAGGAGGATGAATTGTTCGACGGAAAACTTCCGCCGGAGGAATTCAAAGCCCGCTGCGTCCGGGATATTCTGAAAAACCTGGGCGAGCTGCCCACATCCAACAACTGAACACCCAAAGCACGATGCAGAACCGCACCGTGCTTTTTTCATGCCTGTTTGCCCTGCATGAGGGGTGGGCGGGCACTTTTTATACCAATTTTTGCCCGGCATGGCGTAAAACTGTACAGCCAAAGCGGATGCGACCCGCGTAAATAAAAGCGCAGGCAGAAAGGACACAACATGAAACGCGAAGACGTAAAGAAGCAGATCCCCAACATCACCGATGAGCAGCTGGACTGGCTGATGGGCGAAAACGGCAGGGATATCACCGCCGAAAAGACCAAAGCCACCAACCTGCAGATCCAGGTGAACGGCCTGACCACCCAGCTGAACACCGCCAAAGACAGCCTGAAAGCCTTTGAAGGCGTGGACGTGGCCGACCTGAAAGGCCAGATCACCAAGCTTCAGGGCCAGCTGGCCGATCAGGCCGACAGTTTTGCCTTTGATTCCGCTTTGGATGGTGCCATCCGCGATGCCCACGGGCGCGATGTAAAGGCCATCCGCGGTATGTTGGACGTGGATGCACTGAAAGTCAGCAAGGACCGCACCAGCGATATCCAGGCCGCGCTGGATGCCCTGGCCAAGGAAAAAGCCTGGGCCTTTGATGCCGCCCCCGGCGGCTACCCCAACGTCCGCGACGGAGGCGACCCGAACAAAACCCCAACCGGTTCCACGCGCGAGCAGTTCGCGGAGTGGTTCAACGAAGTCATGAAGTAAAGGAGCAAAAGTATGGCATCTATTGATATCAACCGCACGACTACTATTTCCCTGCCGGGCAGCGTGTCCAGCGAAATTTTGCAGAAAGCCCAGGAATCCAGCGCCGTCATGGCACTGGCCCGGCAGATTCCGCTGCCCGGCCTGGGCGTAACCATCCCCGTTATCACCGGCGACCCCGAAGCGGGCTGGGTCGGTGAGACCGAGAAAAAGCCGGTCAAGCGCGGCACTCTGGCCACCAAGCAGATGACGCCCTATACCCTGGCCGTCATCGTGCCGTTTTCCAACCAGTTCCGCCGCGATGTGCCCGCCCTGTATGATCAGCTGGTGCAGCATCTGCCCGGCGCTCTGGCCAAAAAGTTTGACCAGACCGTGTTCGGGGCGGTGAAAGCCCCCGGCTCCAACTTCGACACCCTGAAAGCCTGCACGGCCCAGAGCATCCTGACCAATGCCTACGGCGGTCTGGTTGCCGCCGATGCGGACATCGCCGTCCATGACGGCATTCTGAACGGCTGGGTGCTGGCCCCGCAGGGCAAGGCCATCCTGCTGAACGCGGTGGACGACAATAAGCGTCCTCTGTTCATCAACTCCGTGGCCGAAGGCGCAGTGCCCATGATTCTGGGCGCGCAGGTGCGCCAGAGCAAGGGCGCTTACACGGCCAACACGGCCAGCGATGCCGCCGTTGTCGGCTTTGCGGGCGACTGGAGCCAGGCTGTATACGGCACCGTGGAGGGCGTGCAGATCGCCATTTCCGACCAGGCCACCCTGACCGATGGTTCCACCACCATCAACCTGTTTGAACAGAACATGTTCGCCGTGCGCGCCGAGATCGAAGCCGGCTTCCGCTGCGACACCACGGTGTTCAACAAGCTGACCGGCGCAGCCAAAACGGGGTCCTGATCATGATTGAATTCAAGAACCGCCTGACCGGCACCCTGATGGCCGTTGCCCCGGAGCGGGAAGCTGAATATCTGGCGGCGGGGCATACCCGCGTAGATGCCCCGGCGGCCGTCCCCGCCAGGCAGCCCGCCGAAGAGCCCGCCGCCAAGCAGACCGCCGAAGAGCCCACCGAAGAGCCCACCGCCAAGCAGACCGCCGCCCCGGCCCCGAAGAAGAAAGCCGCCGCCAGGAAATGAGGTGATGGCAATGGTCTATGCACAACTGCAGGACGTGGAGGCAGGCTTCCGCATCCTGTCGGATGAAGAGCGCAGCCGCTGCACCGTCCTGCTGAGCGAGGCGGCGATTATCATCGACAACTACAACGCCGATGCCGATCCTGAATGCAAGCTGCTGGTATCCTGCCGGATGGTGCGCCGCCAGTTGGGCGAGGACGGCAGCGGGGACGCTGTCACCTTCCCCATGGGCGCAACGCAGGGCACCGCCACGGCGCTGGGCTACAGCCAAAGCTGGACCATGAGCGGCGGCTCTACCGGCGAGCTGTACCTTTCCAAGCTGGAAAAGAAGCTGCTGGGCGTGGGCAGCAGGCTGGGCGCACACAGCCCGCTGGAGGACTTATGCTGAAGGGTATCGACATCATCCTGTACGAAAAGACCAAGACCGGCGAGGACGCTTTCCACGCGCCGATCTACACTGAAACACCAGTCACTGTCCACAACGTGCTGGTGGGCGAACCGGCTACGGAGGACATCGTCAACGATCTGCAGCTTTACGGCAGGCGGCTGGCCTATACGCTGGCCATGCCCAAGGGCGACGCACACGATTGGCACAACGTGACGGTGGAATTCTGGGGCCAGAAATTCCGCACCTACGGCGATGTGGTGCAGGGCATTGAGAACCTGATCCCGCTGTGCTGGAACAAGAAGGTGAAGGTGGAACGGTATGAGTAAATACAAATTCGAGCTGAACCGTTCCGGCGTCCGCGCTCTGCTGCGCTCGGACGAGGTGAAGGCAATTCTGAAAAGCAAAGCCGATGCAGCGGCGCAGGCGTGCGGGAATGGTTACGCATCCGGCGACTATCTCATGCCAACCCGCGTGGTAGCCCGTGTTTCTGCGGTTTCGGCCAAAGCCAAACAGGACAACCTGAAAAACAACACGATCTTGAAGGCGCTGAAATGATAGAGAAAATCGCAATAAATCACCTGAGCACCGCCCTTACCGTGCCGGTGTACATGGAGATCCCGGAAAATCCGCCCAACACGTTTGTGCTGGTGGAGAAAACCGGCAGCAGCCGCACCAACCGGGTCAACCGTGCCACATTGGCCGTGCAGAGCTGGGCTGGCAGTTTGCTGGCAGCGGCCGAACTGAACGAACGGGTCAAGGCGGCGATGGATGAACTGGCCGGCATTGACGATGTCAGCGCCTGCCGCCTGAACAGCGACTACAATTTTACCGATACAACAACCAAACACTACCGTTACCAGGCCGTTTTCGACCTGGTTTTTTATTGAGAAAGGATGATTCACATGGCAAACGCATCCAATGTTACCACCGGCAAGCCCCAAAAAGGCGGTGCAATCTTCCGCGCCCCGGCGGGCACTACCCTGCCCACCGATGCAACCACCGCGCTGAATGCAAAGTTCGTCTGCTTGGGTTACTGCGGTGAGGATGGCCTGACCAACGCAAACAGCCCGAAAAGCGACAACATCAAAGCGTGGGGCGGGGATACAGTTCTCACTTATCAGAGCTCGAAAGACGATACCTTCGCCTTTGTTCTGATTGAAGCGCTGAACCCCGATGTACTCAAAGCTGTCTATGGCGATGACAACGTGACCGGCACGCTGGAGACCGGCATCACCGTGAAAGCGAACAGTGACCCGCAGGAGAGCGCCGCGTGGGTCATTGAGCAGGTCATGCGCGGTGGCGCCCACAAGCGCATTGTCATCCCGTCCGCCGCCGTGACCGAGGTTGGCGAAATCACCTACTCTGACGAGGATGCAGTGGGCTATGAAACCACCATCACCGCCACGCCGGACACGGACGGGAATACGCACTACGAGTACATCAAGGCGAAAGGAGAATCGTGATGATTGAGGGAAAAACCAAAAGAGGCTTTGCCTATGCCATTGCAGAAGAGAATGTAGACCAGGAATTTCTGGATGCACTGGCGGAAGCGGAGGACGGCCAACCGCTGAAAGTCAGCAAGGCGCTGCGCCTGCTGCTGGGGGAAGAGCAGCGCGAAAAGTTATACGACTACCTGCGCAATGACAAAGGGAAGGTTCCGATCGACGCTGTGATGGAAGCGTTTTATGACATTCTTTCCAATGACGGGACCGGCGCAAAAAACTCCTGATCCTCGCTGCGATGGTCCATGCCGATGAGGATGCGCTGATCTGCGATTTTGCCGAAACCTACCACATCTTTGACTGGCGTGCGCTTCCGGTACGGCTGGCTGCCACCCTGGCGGCCGGCCTGCCGGAAACTTCGCGTATCCGCATGAAGATGGCGGGGGCTAAAATGACGGCCTCACTGCTGATGCAGGCAGCCATGGTGGACCGGTTGAGCCTGCTGGTCTGGATGCAGACCAAGGACGGGCAGAAAAACCGGCACCGCCCCCAGAGCGTTGCAGAGATGCTTACCGGAAAAGAAAAGCGCAGCACGGTACAGGCATTTAACAGCGAGGAAGAATTTTGGGCGGCCATCCGGGCCGCTGATGAAGGAAAGTGAGATCATGGCAGAGGGTACAGAACTTGGCAAGGCGTATGTGCAGATCATCCCGAGCGCCAAGGGGATCAGCGGGAAAATCAAGGAAGCGCTGGGCGATGCCCCGGCGCAGACTGGGGAATCCGCAGGGCAAAGCCTAGGCAGCCGTCTTGTCAGTACGTTCAAAAAAGTAATCGCTGCGGCCGGTATCGGGGCTGCCATTTCCAAGGCCGTCACCGAGGGCGCTGCGCTTGAGCAGAGCATCGGCGGCGTTGAAACGCTGTTTAAGGACAGTGCGGATACCATCAAGCAATACGCAGTCGTCGCCTATAAAACAGCCGGTGTCAGCGCCAACGACTATATGGAACAGGTGACGAGCTTTTCGGCTACCCTGCTGCAGGGCCTGGGCGGAGATACCGCCGCGGCGGCCAAGTACGCCAACCAGGCTATTATCCAGATGTCGGACAACGCCAACAAGATGGGCACCGATATGTCCGCCATCCAGTACGCATACCAGGGTTTTGCCAAAGACAATTACACGATGCTGGACAACCTCAAGCTGGGGTACGGCGGCACCCAAGCGGAAATGGCCCGGCTGATCAATGACAGCGGCGTGCTCGGAGACAGCGTTAAAGTCACGGCCGACACTGTCAAGGACGTGCCATTCAACTCCATCATCGACGCCATCCAGGTAATCCAGGACAACCTGGGTTTCACGGGAACCACAGCCAAGGAGGCGGCAACGACCATTTCGGGTTCGATGGCGTCCGTGAAGGCGGCGTTTTCCAACGTCCTTGCAGAGCTGACCCTGGGGCAGGATATTCAGCCCGCCCTGAACGGTCTCGCAGACACGGTAACGTCCTTCCTGTTCGGAAATCTGTTCCCGGCGGTTGGGAATATCCTCAAGGGGTTGCCGTCAGCCATTGGGACTTTTATAACCAGCGCCGGTCCGCAGATCAGCGCGGCCATTGGGCAGGCACTTGGAAGCATTTCCCCTGATTTGAGCGGCCTGTGGACTTCGATAAGCGGCAAGCTGGGTGGGCTATGGTCATCGCTGTATGGGGCAATGGCTCCGCTGTCCGGCCTGCTATCTTCTATGATGCCGCTGCTTCAAAGCGTTCTGAGCCTTGTTGATGCAGCACTTGGAAAAATTCAGAGTGCCGTATCGGAGATTGACCCGGCGGTGGAAGCGGCAGCACCCGTTCTGCAAAGCATTTTTCAGGAAATCGGCACATTTGTGCAAAACCATGCGGACGGGCTAGTTACCGCGTTTGCATCCATTGGCGCAGGGCTTGGTGTGTTCAAAACGTTGACCGGGCTTGGTGCTCTTTTGGCTCCCGTTGTGTCTGTCATTACCAGTGTGGTCACGGCCATCACCAGTGCGACCTCGGCGGGTGCAGCCTTTGGCGGGGTAATCGCTGCGCTTGGGGGGCCTGTGACGGTGGTAATTGGTGTCCTGTCTGCACTTGTTGCAGGGTTCATCTACCTGTGGAACACCTGCGAACCGTTCAAGCAGTTTTGGATTGACCTAGGAACTAATATTACCAACTTCGTGAGTAATGCGGCCCAGGCGATCGTGAACTTCTTTACGGTAACCCTGCCAACCGGCATCCAGAACGCCATGACGTTCATCCAGCAGCTGCCCGACAATATTTCGGCCTTTTTCTCTCAGATCCCCTATATGGTCGGCAATTTCCTGGGCCAGGCACTAGGCACGCTGGCAAGCTGGGCGGTGCAGCTGCCGGCGCTGGCAAAACAGGCGGCGAGCACATTTCTTACCAATGTCGTGGCATTCTTCTGCCAGCTACCGGGGAACACCCTGAAATGGCTGACCACGGCCTTGACCAATGTGGCCCAGTGGGCTGTTCAGCTGGGGAAGAAAGGCACCGAAGCGGCCAAGACACTGCTCAACAATGTCGTGAACGGCCTTATGCAGCTGCCCGGCAAATTGCTTGATATCGGCAGGCAGGCCGTGGAAGGTCTGTGGAACGGTATCAAAGCCGCAGCCGGATGGTTGCAGGATCAGATCGGCAGCTTCGTTTCCGGCATTGTCGATGGATTTACCAGTGCGTTCAAAATCGGCAGTCCGTCCCGCATTATGAGAGACAAAGTTGGGCGTTGGATCACCCCCGGCATTGCCGAAGGCATCACAGGCAGCATGGGATGCCTGAAATCCGCGATGACTGATGTGCGTGACCTTGTGACCGGGCAGATGGCGGGGCTGCAGACAGGGGTATCTACCGCGCTGAGCGTTGATCCTGCCTGGGCCGTGCCGACAGTCTCTCCTCAAAGTAGTGGGAGCGTGCAGCCCGTCACGTTGGACGAACTCGCCGACCTGGTCACGCTTATCATCCAATCCATCCGGGAGAATGGCGGCCCCATCATCATCGGCGATGAGGTCATCGGCCGCGCCAACGACCGATACCGCCAAAATCGCGCAATCATGACAGGAGGAATGGCATGAAAGCATTGAAGCGCACTTCCCTCTTGCAAATCGACGGCCATTCCCTGCCGGTTCCCACCGGCTCCCCCACCATCAAGTTTTCGGACGTTGAGAGCAGTGACAGCGGCGCCGACGAGATGGGCGTCTACCACCGTGAGGTGCTGCGGTTCGGTGTACTGACCTGTACCCTGACCTACAGCTACCTTGATAACGCCGACTGTGCCTACCTGCTCGGCCTTTTGCAAAACAAGACCACATTCCAGTTTGCCTGCCCTGTGGCCAGCGATTCCACAGATGTGACCCAGACCATCACCCGCACCTGCTACTGCTCCAACTACGGGGCGGCCCTGCAGCGGCTGAAAGCCGGTGTTTGGCGGGACATGGATCTGGAAATCAAAGAATGTTAAAGAGGTGCCTGAATGGTTAAGAACATCCTGGTGCTGGATGACGGCACTGAGATTGCCGCCGGCACCGTTGGTCAGAATGCCATCCGTTCCCTGATCTGTACCGAGACAGTATCCAAAACCACAGACCTGTGCCCCGGCGCGGCCTGCTCCAATAAGCTGGAAATCACAATCTGGGTGGAGCCGGGAACCGATCTGCCGATTACATCCGGAACCCGGCTGACCCACTACCGGGAGACATCCGGCCATCGAACCCTGGCGGGCACCTACTGGGCAGTTAAACCTACCAGCCAGACCCGCAACACCTATAAAGTATACGCTTATGACGCTGTATCCCGGCTTGATAGCGTACAGTCTACCTGGCTGCGATCCATTCAGGATCAGTTTCCGATGACATTGTGGAAATTCGCCGGGCTGGTAGCACAGCGGTGCGGCGTAACCATTGCCAACAACTCCCTGCCCCGCAACGGAACCTATCTGGTACAGGCTTTTTATGCCGACAATCTGACCGGCCGCCAGCTGCTTGCCTGGGTGGCCGAAGCGTCCTGCACCTTTTTGCGGGCCACATCGGACGGGAAAATCGAATTTGCCTGGTACACAGATTACAGTACATCGCAGAGCATCGGGCCAACCGTATACATAAGGGACGGCCTGTCGCATGACAAGTTTCAGACCGCTCCAGTCGTCAAAGTACAGATCCGGCAGAGCGATGACGACGTGGGTGTGCTGTATCCGTCCGATGAGAGTGGATCAAATGCCTTGGTTATCCAGGGCAACCTGCTGCTGACATCCGCCACTGCGGATGCACTGAAGCCGGTCGCGCAGGCGATATTTGAAACGATGCAGGGCGTGACCTACACACCGCTCAAAGTAACCGTCCCGGCGGATTTTCCCCTGCCCGCACCGGGAAACATTGTATCCGTCACTGATGCCCGCGGAAACGTGCTGAGCTCCTATATCATGACCCGGAAAATATCCGGTCAGCAGGTCACGCTGGAATCCACCGGCAACGCCACACGGGACGGAACCGCCGCCGTAAATGAGCAGAGCTACAAGAACCTGACCGGCAAAATGCTAGAGATCAAGACCAGCGTGGACGGCCTGGAAGTAAAGGCCAGCGACCTGACCGGCAAGTACACCGACCTGAAAGCAACGGTGGACGGGCTTTCCTCTGAGGTGAAAAAAGACACCAAAATCACCGGCGGCGGGAACCTGATCCTGGGCAGTGAGAGCTTCAAGAACGCCAACTATGTCGGCATTGACAGTAGCGTGGCGTATGGCAATGATGGCAGCGCAACAATTACCAATGCGAACACAAGCCGCGGGTTCGAGTTCAACGCTGTTAGCGCTCATATCACCAAAGGCGTTACCCTATGTCTGTCCGTTATGTACAAACTCATTTCCGGCACCGATGCGCTGCGGCTTGGCATTGTGTTTACGAACGATGACGGACAACGTTACATTGCCTTCATAAAAACCGCTGACCAGCTCGAAATTAAGCAGACAAACGGCTGGGTGCTGCGGTATGGTACATGGACCCCCCGCGAAAACGGCGTTTTGAAAACTGTCGAGTTCGACAGCAATGGCAACTGCACCAACAAGTTTTCGCTGCTGCACCCCATGCTGCAATACGGCAACGCGCCCACCGCGTGGAACGCCAGCTCCGGCGACTATCTGACCCAGGAAAGCGCAAAAAGCCTGTTTTCCCAGACCGCTGACGAGATCAAAACCGAAGTCACCAAGTCAGTGACTGAAACGGTAACGGCCAACGTGAAGGACGCCGCTACCAGCGCTGCCAATGATGCCGTTGACACCAAATTGCAGAATTACGCCACCACAGCAACGGTGGAAAGCCTGAAAAAGGATGTCTCCAGCATCAGCCAAAAGGCGGATAGCATCAGCACCAAAGTCAGCAGTCTGGAAGAAACGACAACAACCATTTCAAACGACCTGGACAGCACAAAGCGGGAATTCAAAACCGTTAAAGAATCAGTATCCGCGATTGACCAGAAAGCCGACAGTATCACCCAGACCGTAACCCAGCGGATCACCGGCGGCAACAATATTATTGCGGGCACCGATGACTGGAACAATGCGACCCTGGATGCAGGCGGCAATGACCTGAGGAAAAAAGGGACATACACGATCAGCGGTGAATCCGTCCGAGTGACCAATAAAGCCCAGAACACCCGGTTTCACTTTGGTGCGGACAAAACGCTGGTGATTGTCAAGGGCATGACCTATTGTGCATCGGTACTGTACAAGCTCAACTCCGGCACGGACAGCCTGTTTTTGCAGTTTGAAACCAAATCCACCAGCGGCGCAAAAAGTTATTACGACAAAGCATTCAAAAATGCGAAGCAGGACATTGAGCTGGACAACGGCTGGAAGCTGCGTTGGGCGGCGTTCACGGCGACCGCGGACGGCTATGCAGACGGTCTGTTTGTGAGCACTGCCAATGACTTTGCCACCGTTACCAACGATCTGACCATCATGCACCCCATGGTGCAGATGGGCAACGCCCCCACTGCGTGGACGGCCAGCACCGGCGACTATCTGACCGCCAACGAAACCAAAACCGAGATCAAGCAGACGGTGAGCGAAATTAAGCTGACGGCCAGCACAAGCGGAACCAGCAGCACCATCAAGCTGACGGCAGGCGGAACAGAGATCACCAGCGCACAGATCAACCTATCCGGCGTGGTAACATTTTCCGACCTCAGCACATGGAACCAGGACAAGACCATTATCAACGGCGGCAACATTACCACCGGGCAGATTCACAATCTCAAATACTCCACCGTGTATGACCTCGACAATGCCTACATCCGAATGGGCACGGAATCTGGTGAGCGTGTGTACATCGACAACAGGCATATTGCCTGGTACGCCACCATAAACACCGGCAGCATTGGCCTGACCGGTGTACTGTACTCGGAGGCTGGTAGTAGCTATATTGGCGCGTGCAGTAAATACGCCAAGTACGGCTGGGTGAATGGACTTGACCCCACATCTTACGTTGGGATGCAGATCACCTACAACCGCAGCGATGACAGCGATGCCGATTTTAACACGACCCGGGTGGGTGTTTCCGGCAAGCTGAATGTACACAATCTGGACGTTTGGGGCAGCAAATCCCGCGTGGTGCCTACCAGCTTCGGCGCGCTGAAAATGGCCGCCTTTGAGACGCCGGTGCCAACCTTTGCGGACTGGGGCAAGGGCCAGTGCGGTCCCGAAGGCTGGTGCCTGATTGCCCTTGACCCGCGCTATGCGGAGACCATCGCCCAGCACGGGCAGCCCGCCTGGCTGCTGACGGATTGCGATGGAACCGGCCACCTGTGGGCCGAAAACTGCGGCCAGTATGCCATTATACACGGCGCACCAGGTCAGCAATTTGCATGGCTCTGCATGGCCGCCCAGCGCGGCTATGAGGGCAGCTATGCCGATCGCAGTGACAGCAGCTATCCCGCTGGTACCCCGGCGGGCATTGAGCTGGCCGCCAGCACTGCCGCCCGTGCGCAGGAGGCCGGCACCGATGTCGCAACCGAATTGTTGGAAATAGATACCGGAGCGGACGAAACCGCAGACATTCTTTTGGATGAATCGGAGAGATTAACATGAAGAAATTATCTGGCGTGGCGGTCGTTACGACCGCCGAAGGCGAACGCGTGAGCTACACATACATGGAACTGGACGACAACGGCAACATCACCAGCCAGAACAACAGGGCCTCCTTCGTGGCTCTGGATGAGGATCTTCTGGCCGCTATCAAAACCTTGAAAGACGCTGTAAATGCGCGGCTGTGACACATAAGGGGGTGCAGACTACGACCGATACAAAACGCATCAAAGAGTGCAGACGCAAGATTATTGCTGCCCTGAATGATGCCAAGATCCCGTACGCGGTATCTGAGCTGATTTTAGAGAACGTGCTGTCTGCTGTACGTGAAAATATGGCTGCAGAGGAAATGGCAGCGGCGAGCCAGGAGAAAAACGAATGAAACAGGGAACGCAATTCGTGCTGCCCGTGGAAATCGGGATGGATCTGGATGATGTGAGCCGGATCGAATTTGTGTTCAAGCAGAAGAGCTGCAAAGGCTTCCCGGCCATTAAATCCAACGTCTGGCCGGATGACTGCACCCGGCAGGAAGGACAGAACATCATCCTTATCCCCTGGACGCGGGAAGAAACGTACAAATTCCTGGGCGGCGAAGCATTGTACATGGACACCCGCATCACGTTGCGGGACAGCACTGACCAGCCGCAGACGGAGATTTTGACGCTCAAAATGAGCCCGACCTTATTCCAGGAGGTTGATGGTGCATGATCCAGGTGCGAGTGGCCCAACAGAGCGCCGTATCAGTGCGCATTGCCGGGGCGGCATCCGTGCGGGTGGACGTGACCGGCACCACAGTGGTGGGTGCGCCGGAGTACAGCGGGCCGTATGACATCACGCCGTTGTTCTCGGCGCAGGTTTTGCCCACCGCAAAGCGACTAATGCAGCAGGACCTAACAATCAAGAAGATACCTCAGTACGAGGTAGCCAACGATTCCAGTGGCTACACACTGATTATAGGAGAGGAGTACTACAATGCCCAATAAATATGTGAACAAGGTGGTTATCGGCAAGGAAACGAAACTTGACCTTACCGCAGATACCATTACCCCGGACAAGCTGGCAAAAGGTATCACGGCACACGATAAGTCCGGCGCGCCCATTACCGGCACCAGCACAAAAGACGCTGACACCAGCGATGCCACCGCCGCTGTGGCAGAAGTGCTGAAGGGCAAAACATTTTACGCCCGCGGCACCAAAATGACCGGCACGATGCCCAACAACGGCGAAGTCAACGGTGAAATCAGCACCGTTTCTGGTAAATACACCATCCCCATGGGCTTTCACGATGGCGCGGGCGGAGTGACCATCGCAGCGACCGAACAGGCTAAGCTGGTGCCTACCAACATCCGTGAAGGCGTTACTGTTCTTGGCGTGGTTGGCAGCATGAGCGGCAGTGAGGCCATGAAGCCGCAGGCTAAGAGCGTTACGCCGTCTTTCGAGCAGCAGGTTGTGCTGCCGGACAGCGAATACAACTGCCTGTCCCAGGTTACGGTGGCGGCTATCCCGGCCACATACGTTGATAATGCGGCTGGCGGCCAGACGTTGACGATTGGAGGCTGAGCATGGCGGTCAACAAGGTTGTTATCAATGATGAAGTTGTCCTCGACCTGACCGGTGATACGGTGCAGGCTGCCGACCTGCCGAAAGGGGTAATTGCCCACAGTGCCACAGGGGCCAAAGTCACCGGAACCACAAACTATGCCGGTTCCAGCAACGCGGGCGGCTCCGCAACGAGCGCCGAAAAACTAAATAACAGCCTGACCATCAAACTGAACGGAACCAGTCAGGGCGCATGGGACGGCAGCAGCGCAAAAACCATTGACATAACGGCAACCAGTGTTGGCGCGACAAACGTTACGCTCAGAAGGTGGTGACAGTTGCATGGGTGTGTATTTAGGAAGTACGCAGGTAGATATGCAGGGCGGCTTTGTGACGGGTGGTGCAAGTGGGGCGAGTTTGCAGAGCAAGACCGTAAGCCCCAGTGAGAGCGCACAGACGGTTAAGGCCGACAATGGCTATGATGGTTTGAGCCAGGTTACAGTGAATGCAGTATCAAAAACTTATGTGGGAAGCGGCGTGACGAAAAAAAGTGCTGCGACTTATACGCCGGGAACGAGTGACCAGAGCATTGCATCCGGCCAGTATTTGAATGGAACCCAGACGATTAAGGGTGACAGCAATTTGACTGCGGCCAATATTAAGAGCGGTGTAAAGATTTTTAATGTGACAGGCAGTTATGCTGGGAGCAGCAGTGGCGGAAACACGCCAAACTTGCAGACCAAAACGGTTACGCCCAGCGAGAGCACCCAGACGGTAAGCCCGGACAGCGGATATGACGGACTGAGCAAAGTGACCGTGAATGCGATATCGAGCACTTATATTGGCAGTGATGTGACCAAAAAAAGCGCAGCAACTTACATCCCGAAGACAACCGACCAGAGCATTGCATCTGGGCAATACCTGAGCGGGACACAGACAATCAAGGGCGATGCAAACCTGGTGGCCGGGAACATTAAGAGCGGTGTGAACATTTTTGGTGTGACAGGAACTTATGCCGCCGGCGGGAGTTCCGGCGGCAATGGCAATAACAATGTGGAGGCTTATGCCATTACGGACACCAACCCCAGCGTGAGTTTTAAGACCGCCAGCGGAACCATTAAGATTTGGGGCTATGGCACCATAACCAGTTCCGGCGGCTGGGGCGGGCAGACTACGAGCCTGGTCGCGTTTGAGGGCGACAAGTACCACAAGAGCGCCATATACGGCGGCCCAAGCAGCACCAACCTGAGCCTAAGCATCAGCAACGGAAAACTGACTGGGCTGCCGAGTGGACTATCCGCAATCAGCGCGATTGTAACGAGAGGTATATGATTATGGCCACTGATACAAAGCTGGACAGCCTGGTGATCAACTACCTGACGCAAGCCCAGTATGATAATGCTAAGAGTGAAGGAACGCTGAACAGCAACCAGATCTATATGACACCGGCCTCCTCCGGTACCCATACGCTGCCTGCCGCTACCAGTTCAACCCTGGGTGGCGTAAAGATTGGCAGCAATATTACAGTGAACAGCGGCACGATCAGCATTAGTAAGACTAACGTGACAAATGCACTGGGCTATACGCCACCGACTACTGATACCAAGTACACACTGCCAACCGCAAGTGCTTGGACTTTGGGTGGTGTAAAAATCGGGAGTAACATTACGGAGAATTCCGGCACGATTAGTTTGACAAAGGCGAACGTGACAAGTGCTTTGGGATACACACCGCCGACAACAGATACTAAGTACACACTGCCGACAGGTAATGCTTCGACCGCGGGCGGCGTGAAGCTGAGCGATTCGACCAGTTCAACGAGTTCGACCAATGGTGGTGTTGCGGCAACGCCGGCGGCGGTAAAGGCGGCCATCGCGGAAGCAAAACTTGCGGCCTGGCCGATTGGAAGTATTTACATAAGCGTAAGCAGTACAAGCCCAGCGTCTTTGTTTGGCGGTACCTGGGAAAGAATTTCTGACCGCTTTTTGTTTGCTGCTTCCAGCAGTTATCCCGCAGGTAGCACTGGGGGCGAATTCACCCATAAGCTTACACAAAGCGAGCTACCGGATTATTCGCTGTCTGTGGCCAACGGAAGCAACGTAATACGCTCCAAAACCGGAAGCTCTGCGGATGCGTATGTCCAAACGCAATCAAGTGGCTGGGGTATTCCGAACTGGGAATCCAAAACCGTAACAGTCGCCTCCGGCGGTTCCGGGGCAGCCCACAACAACATGCCGCCTTATTTATCGGTATGGATGTGGAAGAGAACAAGATAAGGAGGATAAAGATGCGGCTGAAGAATGGAGAAGTATGTTTTGGGTGGCCATTGGCGCAGCATGTGATTACAGCTGGTTGGCTCTACAATGACGGCAGCCTGCACCGGGCGCTAGATTTCCGCGCGGCGGTGGGCACGCCGGTATACGCCGCAGAGGGCGGCACAGTGGAGACGGCCTACCGCTGGAACGGCAAGCGCACCCAGGGGGACATCAACAGCTATGGCAACATGGTCAAGCTGCGCCACACGACCTACAAGTATGGCACCCTCGAAACCCTGTATGCCCACCTGAGCAAGCTCTGCGTGACTCAGGGGCAGCAAGTGCGGGAAGGCCAGCTGATCGGCTACAGCGGCGATACCGGCAACTGTTACGGCGCACACCTGCATTTTGAAGTGCGCTGGAAAGGCCAGCGCACCAACCCGCTGAACTGGCTGGACAACGATTTTAGCACGGCCAGCAGTGCGGTCAAGCTGGGCAGTTACAGCAGCGTACGACACGCAAAGGAAGTGGAATACATGAATTATGCTATTGACGTAAGCAAACACCAAGGCAAATTCAACTGGCAGGCGGCGTATGACAAGGGCATCCGCCATGCCATGCTGCGCGCCGGGTATGGCCGTTACAGCAGTCAGGTTGACCCGCAGTTTGAGCGCAACGCAGCGGAGTGTGCCCGCCTGGGCATCCAGTACGGCGTGTACTGGTACAGCTATGCCAGCACCCCGGCGGAGGCACGCCAGGAGGCCCGCTGCTGCCTGGCCGCGATTAAGGGCAAGCACCTGTGCCTGCCGGTGGCGTATGATATCGAGTACGAGCCGTGCATCCTGCGCCTGACCAACGCGCAGCGCACGGCACTTGTACAGGCCTTTTTGTCGGAGATTGAGGCCGCAGGGTATTACGGCATCCTGTATGCTAGCTGCGGTTTTATTCGCAACCGCCTGGACTACAAGGCGCTGTCCAAATACGATATCTGGGTTGCCCAGTATGGCAGCACATGCACCTGCCCCCTGCCGTATGGCATCTGGCAGTACAGCAGCCGCAACGCTCTGGGCGTGCCCGGCTACGGCACCAGCCTGGATTGCAACAGGGTATACAAGGACTATGAGCAGCTGATGATCCAGGCAGGCTTGCAGGGCCACACCGCGCCCACCCCGGAGGACACCACCCCCAACAAGCTGGACAAGCAGCAAATCACCATTGGCCGTATCTCCAGCGGCGACCGCGCAACCATTCGCGCCCTGTGCGAGGGGCTGGGGCTTATCTCCGCCGGCCTGTACCGCGAAACCTGTGCAGATGGCAACCAGTGGATGCTGGACGTTGGGCCGGTATCCAGCGGCGATGCCTGGTATATTATGCGCAAGTGCGCAGAGCTGCAGCTGATTGATGCAGGGCTGTACAAGGCCGAGTATGTGGAGGGCTGACCGTGCTGGACTGGATCATCAGATACTGGGTGCAGTGGCTCTTCGGCCTGATCTGCGCCGCACTGCTGGCAGGCTACCGTCGCCTGGCCAAGCGGGTGAAGGAACAGGAAGAGGAACGCAAAGCCATCAAGGCCGGACTGCTTGCTATCCTACACGATCGCCTGTACGCCGAGTGCTCCCGCTACATTGCGCAGGGCAGCATTGACACGGACGGCCTGCGAAACCTGGAATATCTCTACCGCAGCTACCATGCGCTGGGCGGCAACGGCACGGGTACAGAGCTGTACAACCGCGCCAAAGCCTTACAGATTAAGAACGATTGA